TACTATTTCACCTATGGATGAACTCAAGGTAGAAACACGTCGAATCGTAGTAAACGATTTTGAACTTCGTGAAGGTCCAACTGGCAACGGCATGACTTTCACAGGTTATGCAGCGGTGTTCAATTCAGATTCCGAACCTCTACCTTTTATCGAGCGAATAATGCCAGGTGCTTTCAAGAAATCTTTGAAAGGTCGCAACACGATCAAGATGTATATGAACCACGATTCGTCAATGTTGCTTGCTTCAACACGTTCAAAGACTTTACGACTTGAAGAAGATTCAAAAGGTTTACTAGTCAACGCCGATCTGCCAGAAACCAGCGTCGGCAAAGATCTGAGCATCTTGATGAAACGAGGCGACGTTGATTCAATGTCGTTCGGTTTCTCGGTTGCTTCCGGTGGCGATAAATGGTCTGACGATGGCATGACCAGAGAGTTGCGACAAGTTCGTCTCCACGAAGTTTCTGTCGTGACAGGTTTCCCTGCCTACAAGGCGACTTCGGCCAGTGTCCGTTCACTTGACATCCTCGCCGAACGAACTGGTGTTGATGCCGACAAACTTGCCGAAGCGATCACGATCCTTGAATCGGGTGAAACTTTGTCTGATGAGTCGGCTGATTTGTTGTCAAGTGCGGTGAGCAAACTTCGAGCAGAACCGACCCAAGTCCCAGCCTCGATTCTTATCTTGCAAAAGAAACTTCAGTTGCAGAAGTCTGTTTAGTCAACTATTGCTTTTATGATCATCCCGCACATATACTTCTAATCAATACCACTGGTACGCGTCCCGCTCCAGTGTTTTGGTCAGCGACCCGCGCCAAGAGAAATACAATTTCCTGCGCATCCAACCTAACTTTATGGAGTTTATCTAATGAAAAATTTTATTGAAAATCAAATGGCACTACGCGCTACAGCGTGGGAAGCCGCAAAGAAGATTCTTGATGTTGCATCCGCTGAAAAGCGTGACCTGTCAGCAGAAGAGTCACAGACATACGATCGCATCAACAAAGAACTTGAGGATCGTCAAGCAACAATCGAGAAGCTCCGCGCCGATGAGGCTCGTGAACTTCGTCTTGATGCTGCAACCCGTGAATTTGCCGATCAGGTTCGTCCGGTCGCTGATGCACCAAAAGCAGTTCGCAACGACAAAGATGTTCTTCGAGCAATGGCACGAGGCGAAGTCCGTTCACATGTTTTCGGACAATCCGAAGAGCGTGTAGTCGTAAAGACTTCAACTGGTGCGCCTGTTCCAACATCGTTCTACGATCAAGTGATCATGAAGGCTCGATTCGTCGGCCCAATGCTTACGACATCAACGATCTTGAACACAACTTCGGGCGAGAACCTTCAAATCCCAAGTTTGGGGACATACTCAACATCAGCACTCACTGGTGAAGGTACTGCTCCATCAACTTCGGATCCAGCGTTCAATGCTTTCGTCACTCTTGGTGCATACAAGTATGCGTTCTTGACCTCGATATCAACTGAACTTCTCAACGACAGTGGCGTGGACATCCTCGGATTCCTTGCAGATGTTGTCGGAAACTCGATCGGCACCGCAGCCAACACAGCGTTGACAACTGGTGCAGGAACAACCGAGCCAAACGGCATCACAACTGTCACGACTGTCGCAGCAACTGCAACAGCTCTTGCAATCACAGCCGACAAACTGATCGACCTCGTTTACGCGGTTGACACAGCAGGTCGTCGTTTGCCAGGGACAGGATTCCAGATGAACGCAACCCAAATCGGTAAAGTGCGTCAACTCAAAGACGGCAATGGCCAATACATTTTCTCACCAGCAATGAGTGCAGAAATGAACGACATCTTGTTGGGCTACCCAATCTATGAGAACCCAGCAATGGCAAACGCAGCATCGGCAACAAAGCCAGTGATATTCGGAAACCTTGCTTCGTACTATGTACGCCAAGCAGGCGGAATCCAACTGGATCGAAGCGATGACTTCGCATTCAACACTGGCTTAATTACGTTCCGCGCCACAATCCGCCTTGACGGAAACTTGATCCAAACAAGTCATGTCAAGCATTTGTTGATGCCAAACTCGTAAGAGTAAGCAACATTTGCGACTCGTAAGGGTCGTCACTAGTATTAAGTCGTCGTCAGGTCGTGCAGGGCTGGCGACGACTTTTGCTATTCCCTGCAAATTGATGGAGGTCATGTGTGGACGCTAGTAATCATAAAAAACGTGCCAGTCGAATTGCCGGAGGAGATAGCGGACAAGTTGATCCGAGCGGGCGTAGCACACTTGCCAGAGCAAGCCGTGTTGTCAACCCCGATCGACTCCGCATCACCTGGTATTCCAACGCGCCGTGGACCACGACAGGCTACGGTCAGCAAACCGCGCAAGTCATCCAAAGGCTCGCCAAAGAAGACCACGAAGTAGCAGTCCATGCGATGTACGGCCTGGCAGGGTCGGCGTCAATGTGGAACGGATTCAAAATCTATCCACAAGGAGTTGAAACCTATTCAACGGATGTGATGGCTGCGCATCACGCAGACTGGAGCAACGGAAGCGATCTGCCTTGTCTGTTGATGACATTGTTTGATACTTGGGTTTTGAAGTCGCCTTCGTTGCTGAACGTGAACAAGATTGCGTCATGGGTTCCGATTGATCATCAGCCGGTGCCACCAGAAGTTGCGGCTTGGTGCGATCGTCCGAATGTGTATCCAATCGCAATGTCAAAGTTCGGTTCAAAGATGCTCGATGTTTTCAATATCAAACATCTCTATGTCCCTCACGGCATTGAGTCAATTTTCAAACCGACACCATCGGTCAAAACCAACGACGGTTCAACGATGACTGGTCGTCAGTTCATGGGATTTGAAGACGATCATTTCGTCGTGACAATTTGCAACTTCAACAAAGGTGTTTCGCCGTCGCGCAAAGCATTTGCGGAGAACATGTTGGCGTTCGGATTGTTTTCGGCGAGTCATCCTGACGCAAGGCTCTATCTATACACCGAGCCAGACGGAGCGATGGGTGGCGTCAACTTGCGAGAACTTGCTCTGTCTTGCGGAATCGGTGCAGACAAATATCAAGTCGTTGACCAATACTCGTATCGTCATGGCATCTCCCAAGGTGTGATGGCCGCAATGTATACCGCATCCGATGTTCTTCTATCTGCAACGATGGGTGAAGGATTCGGCATACCAGTAGTCGAGGCGCAAGCCTGTGGCACCAGAGTCATCGTGTCAAACTTCTCGGCGCAACCAGAACTGGTCGGCGACGGCTGGATTGTTGACGGTCAGCCTTGGTGGGATCAGGCGCAAAACTCCTGGTTCTTCACACCGAGGGTCACCGCCATCTTGGATGCCCTTAAAAGCGCATATGAGGCACCTAGGAGCCGTTCTGAGAAGGCTATTGCCCATGCTGCGCTATACCAAGCCGATAAGGTCTATGACGAGTTCTGGAAGCCTGCAATGAAGGAGCTATCAACATGGTGCCAGTCGTAATAATCCCGACACTAAACAGATACGACCTGCTTGCCAAGTGCATCAACTCGATTGACTATCCTGTTGAAACTTTGATCGTCATCAACAACGGCAAAGGCAAAGTTGAATCATTTGACAATCCGTTTATCAAAACTTCTTACATCTGGGACATGCCGTCAAACCTTGGTGTAGCAACATCTTGGAACCTTGGTATCAAATCGACACCATTCGCAAAAGGTTGGCTACTTATTAACGACGACGCATACTTTCTGCCAGACAAACTACAGCGTTTCTGGTTGGGTGCTTCTGTTGACGAGATCCAGTTGGCAGGCAAACCACCTTGGGCTTGTGCTTGGATCGGTTCACAAGTTGTCAAAGATGTCGGGTTGTTTTGTGAGGCTTACCATCCCGCATATTTTGAAGACACAGATTATGAGCGTCGAGCAAAGCACGCAAAGATACATGTGTGGACCGTGGTCGAAGATGTAATCAGTCATGTCAACTCGGCAACACTGCAAGCAGACGAACATTTCAAACGCAAAAATGCTACTTCGTTCAACTGCAATAACGAACTCAACAAAATGCGGAACGCAAGTTTTGATGAAGGTCATTGGGATCTGCAACGCCGGCTAGATCTGAGTTGGGACTGACATGAGCATCGCAATCTGTGTCGTCGTTTGGGGCGACTTCTGGAAACGCTTCGGTTATCAATTCGTAGAACAGATGTACGAACTCAACACGGAACCTGATGAGGTGATCGTGTCTTCACCAGAACTTCTGAATCTGCCAAAGCATTGGCACGAAATTATTCAACCGCATCACAAATGGAACTCGTGGAACGACACGATGTTTGCTGCCAGGTCCGAATGGGTCATGCCAGTCGGCATGGACGACATCTGGTACCCAGACGCATTAGACGGTTTGACGGATGTTGAAGACGATGTCAACGTGATCTGCGTTCCGTGGATGCAGAATGGTCAACTGTGGGCGGCCGACCCTCAAGGGTTTGAAAATATCCTGCATTCAAGTCACAATCCGATGCTGGGTTCATATTTGATTCGTCGTTCAATCTTTCACACCATCCCTTATCGCCAAGTCGTTTGGAACGATTGGATTCAATGGATGGAGATTCGTAAACTTGGCTACAAGGTTGCTTTCAGAGGCAACCCTTGTGGCGACCATATTCGTCGAGAAGATTCGTACAGCATCAGAGGCGACGCCAACGGTGAACTTCAATGCGAACAGATGCGAGCAATCTTGCGTGAGCATAGTGTTGTGCCTGGGGTAGAATTCCCACCACAAATCTTGAAGTAGGATTAGATCATGGCAATCACCAACGGTTACGCAACGCGCAATCAAATCAAGGCGGCTCTTCGAATCGGCACAGCCGACACACAAGACGACGAACTGATTGACAACTGCGCCGGCGCAGCATCACGGCTGATTGACGGCTACGCAAACCGACAGTTCTGGGCGTACGGCACAGCGAGCGCAAGAGTGTTCACAGCCGGCGACGACTTTGTTTGCCAAGTTGACGACATGTCATCAACAGCGATCACTCTGAAAGTTTCACAGAACGCAAACCAAATCTTCGACTTGACATGGACCACATCGGATTATCAGTTGGAACCATTGAACGGGATTCAAGACGGTCTTACAGTTCCGTACAGCAGGATTCGAGCGATCGGCGATTACCTGTTCCCAACCTTGAACAACAACTTTGGTGAAGAAGCATTAGTGCAAGTGACCGCTCTTTGGGGTTGGCCGTCTGTTCCTGAGCCGATCACACAAGCAACGATCATCCAGGCGTCAAGAATTTTCAAACGATACGACTCGCCTCTCGGCGTTGCCGGCTTCGGAGACCTTGGCGTGATGCGAGTATCTCGCGCACTTGATCCTGACGTGATGCAACTTGTCGAGCCGTATCGCAAGATGCGAATGTTCGCATGACCGCCACAGTCACTCAACTCAAAACAGGACTGCAAACTCGTCTTGCAACAATCACCAATCTTCGCGCATACGCAGTCCAACCAGATCAAGTCAATCCATCCTTAGGCGGTATTGCATGGCCGACGCTCGAGTCGGTGACATATCACGGAGCAATGGGTGCTGGTTTGGTGACCCATGTTTTCACGGTGTCGGTCATTGTTGGACGAGCTGCCGAACGAACCGCACAAAACTTGATGGACACCTATCTGTCCTACGACTCCGGCATTCGAGCAGCCATAGAAGGCGACAAAACTCTTGGCGGATACGCGCAAAGCCTCATCGTTGAAGAGGCATCCAACATCTCAACCGTTGACGCAAACGACACGACCTATCTGACAGTCGACTTTCGCGTCGTGGTGTACGCTTAAGCCATGGCAAAATATCAAGTTGTTGAAGGGTTCATCGTGGCGGATAAAGAATATCCAGCCACTATTGATGAACTAGAAGTTCCTGATGTAGCATTGCTCGTAGCGTCAGGCCGTTTGGTTCTGGCACAAAGTTCAACCTCAAAAGCCGATAAGGCAGGAGATAAATAATCATGGCGAAATTAGTTCTAACTGGTGCGGTCGTTCAACTTGCAGGCACAGATATTTCCTCAAGCGTTGCTGCAATAACCTTGACCACTTCCGCAGCCGAAGTGCCAACAACGAATTTCGGGTCGGCTGGAGCCGTAACTCGCGTATCGGGCTTGATCGACAATTCCGTGACACTTTCTTTCCACAACTCGTACAACGACATTGATGGTTTGATTTTCCCGCTGATCGGTTCAACAGCAACCACATTGAATATCTTCCCGAACGGGACATCACTCAGTACGGCTGCACCAAAGTATGCCATGTCAGTTTTATGCAACAACTGGACTCCTGTAAATGGAGCCGTGGGCGAGTTGAACACCGCTGACGTAACCTGGCCTGTCTCCGGAGTAATCACAAAATCAATCGCATAACAAATAACTTTTAGGAGGGTTATGAAAATTAATTTAGAAGTCATAAAGCTTGATGGTGACACAAACAAAGTCACTGCACAGTTTGCCGATTTCATCGCATTTGAGAACGAGAAAAACCGTTCGGTCGCAAACTTCCAAACAGAGCTTCGCCTCACCGACCTTGCTTGGTTGGCATGGCACGCCGAGAAGCGTACGAAGAAGACGGCGATGAAGTTTGAAGAATGGATTGAAACTGTTGAGAGCGTGGAGGTTGGAACCGATTCTGCGGTGATCGTCCCTTTGGAGAATCCTCAGCCCACTGGCTGATCTCATACCTCGCTTGCGAGACACACATCGCACCATCTTTGCTTTTACAAGAATCGCCTAGGATGCTTTACACGATGCTCGCTTATCTTCGATGGCGGGCAGTGAAAACTAATCCACCGCAAAGGATCTGAACATGGCGTTCTCAGCATTCCCAAATTTGCCAGGCGATACCGGCTCAACGATCGGTCGTGGCAGTGGAGTGGTTAACGGTAAGAATCTTGGGTTCAGTGTCAGTCCAGGTGGGAATACCGTTGACGTCAAAGACCTCTTTGAAACTTTGCGCAAGTTCTCGAAGGCAAGCAATCTATTCAACAAAGAAATGCGCAAAGTCGCTTACGAGATTGCAAAACGATTACAAAACGATGTCCGTCTTGAAGCGGGGACGGTAAGCAGATCGACTCAAGCGATTCAAGTGGCAAGAGGTTTACGAGCCAAGAATGACCGCATTCCGACAATCGCCTTGCGTAGCGGGGAGCAGTTTATTTCAAAGAGTCGACCAAACAAGAATCGTCGCAAACCAGTGACTCGAGGTGACGTGTTCTTCGGTGCCGAGTTCGGTGGTGGTAACACACCAAAAACAAAGCAGTTCTTGCGCCATCGCGGTCAATCTGGTTACTTCTTCTGGCCGACAGTACGCAAACGCAAGAACGAGATCGCCAAAGAATACCTAGAAGGCATGGATCGTGTCGTTAAAGAACTAGGCATCGGCTGAAACCCTTACAGAATAAGGCTAAAAAATCTTTGAAAGATAGTTGCTATTGTCTTACACTTCTGTTAGATTGTTTTACATACCTAAGGAGGTAGTAATGCAAAACCAACACAGTGGAATCAACCAGTTGATCTTGGAATCAAAAGATCTTTCAATGTTCCCAATCACACGAGTGGTCACAGAGTCAGGCAAGTATTGGAGAGTTGTCAATAACCAAACTGGCACCGTCTGCGATTACCGAACAAAGTTTGCAGCACAGACAGCGATCTGCTCAGTAGTCCGAAGGACGATGGGCGAATGACAAATCAATATCCAACCATCACCATTCGACTCAACCAAGAACTCAAGACACTCATCGAGCGTCAAGCGAAGCGTGAAGATGTGAGCGTGTCCGAACTTCTTCGCCGATACATTGAGGCAGGTCTGCACAATGTTTGAAGTCGTCGGGTTTCCATCGGTCAAATCTGTCTGGCCAAAGACCATCGCCGAATCGTGGATGGACTTCGCAGCGATGCTCCACGACCACAAAGAACACGCACAGAAGTCTGACGGCTCGCTGTATTCTCCTGTCACATATCTTGACCACAAGACTCGTGGCAATCGCAACGTGTCACACATCTGGGCGTTGGTCGCCGACCTTGACGGCCAAGCGTACGAAGAATCAAATATCGGATCGTATATACATTGCGCCTATACGACATGGTCGCATCGTCAAGATAATCCGCACTGGCACGTTGTCATCCCGTTTGATCAGGCTGTGCCGGTTGATAACTGGGATGAAGTTTGGCATGAGACACATGAGCGTCTGAATCTCAAAGGCGACCCAGCAACCAAAGACCCCGCTCGAATCTTCTATCTGCCACAACATGAGGCTGGTCAAGAGTTCCATGTCCGTCACTCTGGTTGGCGATTCGTTGACCCGACGATTACCGACATCGCCTCACCGACACGAACCTTCAACACTCCCAACATCCGAACAGCGCGTCAACCTCGAAGCGGTAAGTGGGCGCGAGTTGTCATGGATCCCAAATGGTGGGATGCGCCAGTTGATTTGTCGCAGTATGACGGCATGACGCAAGGTGAGATTCACGCAGATATGAAACGCGAGTGGGCGGAACTTCGCAAACGGATGCTCGCCAACTGAGTAGAATCAAATCACCATGGCAGGTGAACGAACTTTTGTAGTCAAAATTCTTGGTAATTCGGATGGCGCAATCACTGCGTTCAAGAACCTTGCTAAAGAAGGCATGGACTCTATTGACAAGATCAAATCGGTCGGCTCAAAACTTGGTGATGCTTTTGATGTTGTAAAGAAAGGTGCGTTAGTTGCGCTCGGCGGATTGACCGCTGTGGCTGGTGCGGCAGCTGGTGCCGTGTATATGGCTGCTGAAGATGAGAAATCTCAGAAACTTTTGCAAGCACAGTTGGAGCGTTCTGCCGGTGCGACGATGGCGCAAGTGCAGGCGACAGAAGCATTCATCACCGCAGCAATGTTGGCCACTGGTATTGCCGATGATGATTTGCGTCCAGCGTTCGGCAACCTGGTTCGAGCGACTGGCGATCTCACACAGTCTCAACGCCTGTTCAATTTGGCATTAGACATCAGCGCAAGCACATCACGAGACCTTGAATCCGTGACCTTAGGTTTGGGTCGTGCTGCGACGGGTCAGATCGGTGCTTTGACTCGACTGGGCATTCCGTTGGATGAAGGTGCAAAGAAGTCAAAAGACTTTGGTGCAATTCTTCTGCAACTTGAAGGTCAGTTTGGTGGGGCTTCGGCGGTCGCTGCCGACACGTTCTCTGGTCGTGTAAAGATTCTCAAAACTTCGTTGGGTGAGGTCACAGAAACAATCGGCTATCTTCTCATGCCCGCAGCGATGAAATTGGTTGAATTCTTCCAAACACGTCTAGTTCCGGCATTGCAATTTGCGGTTGAAGGTTTCAAAGAGCAGGGTCTTTCTGGTGCGTTGAAATACTTTGGCGCAGCAATGGGCGAAACCACATTCAAAGTTCTTGACTCCTTAGAAGGAATGATTCTTGGATTCACGAACCTTGAACTTGCGATAGTTCATTTCTTCGGACCTGTTGCCGCAGGCATTGATTTGTTGCGAGGTTTCGCCAGTGCGATCACTGGTGGCGATGGTGTTGTCTCCATCGAGCAAATGTTGATTGACCGTACCGAAGGTGTGAAAACAAGTTTTGACAGGATGCGCAACTCGGTTCTAAATGCTGGAATTGCAATGAATTTGCAAGGTAACAAAATCAGTCCAACGGTTGATCAATTTGACAAGATCGGAACCAAGGTTCTACCTAAGGCGAAAGAAGCCACGGATGGGATGACTTCATCATTAGACAAGTTGACTGGTGGTACTTCTAAGGCTGGGAACGCTGTCGCAACTTTTAAAGAAAAGATGCTCAAATATACCGATGCGTTAAAAGGCTCAGCCTCTGCCCAGAAGGCTTTGACCAGTGCCCAAAAGGGCACTACTGATGCGCAAAGAAATCTTGACAAAGCAAATCTTGATGTTGCTTCGGCACAACAAAAGTTCAACCAGGCTGTCGCTGGTTATGGTGCGGATTCGAAGGAAGCCAAAGATGCGCAACGTGATCTTGACAAAGCCCAGCGTGGCGTGGAACGTGCCGGCTACCGCGTCGAGGAGTCTTTGTTTGCGGTTGCCGATGCTGAAAAGAAATTGGCTGACATTCGCAAAGACCCTGAGTCAAGTCCGCAAGATATTCGTGAAGCCGAACTTAGGTTGGCTGAAGCGAAGTTGGCTGTGCGGGATGCTACCGATGATCAATATGACGCGACCAACGGTTTGGCCAAGGCTCAGTTTGAATTGAATCAGATCGTTGGCGGTGCGATTGTCGGGTCAATTCTTTACGACGAGCTGTTGAAAGACGTGAACGAAGCCAAGATCAATCAGGCTGATGCTTCGGAGCGTTTGAAAGATGCGACTGATCGTGAAACTGAAGCCTTCGAGGCACTTGCCGAAGCGATAAAGAAGGTCGCCGATGCTGCTAAGGCAATGCCAAATGCGAATTTTGCGATCCCGACTTTGCCGACCGTACCAAATCCTGCATCCAGTACGGCCATGTCAACATCTGGTGGCACCGGCACGAGCATCGTGATCAACACTGGTATCGGTACGAACGGTATTCAAGCAGGTCGAGAGATCGTTGAAGTGTTGCAGCAATACACAAAACTTGACCGAAATGCGATCTCGCAAATTGTCGCCCAGAGGTAACTGATGGCGCAGACAATGAAATGGGGTCAGGCATACTCGGTCCTGATTGATATCGGCGAGGTTGCCAACGGATTCGTTCTTGACACAGACAAATTGGACAACACGACGAATGTGTTGGATGGGACGACGAACTTTGTTGATGCGACCGAATATGTTTTGGCTGTATCAATCAAGCGTGGCCGTGGAAGCCAGATTGACAATATGCAAGTCGGTGTCTGTCAAGTTCAGTTTGATGATCGTCAATCAGGCAGATTATTTGACCCAGCGAACACCGCGTCAAGTTGGTATGCCGGCACATACGGTCTTGCTCCTCGACGAAACTTCAAAGTCTTCGCCGGCACCGCAGAAATGTTTGTCGGCAAGATGACCGACATTGATCTCCAATACAACATGCCGAATCAATCCTTTTGCTCCATCGTGGCCGCTGATGGTTTATATGAACTGGCACGAACGACGCTGTTGGGTTTTACACCATCGTCAGAATTGACTTCTTCACGAGTGTCAACAATCTTGGATCGTGCCGAGGTTGCCTACTCGACTGCGTTGCGAAACATTGAGACAGGTGTGGCGACATGTGGAACGGTTTCGTACGCCGACAACGACAATGTGTTGACCGCATTGCAGAATGTTGCGGTCGCTGAAGATGGTCGCCTGTACGCAAATCGAAAGAATGAGATCAGTTTTGATGCTCGTATCTTTTCGACTTTTTCAACGGCTGTCGCCAACTTTGGTGGCACCGCGGGAACTTCAATACCTGTCCAAGAGATCAGTGTCGCTTATGGTCAAGAAACATTGTT